CGACCCGTCCTGATAAGGTAAAGCTCCCTGTTTGTAAATTGGAACAATAGGAGCTGTCCCATTACATACCAAGAACGAATTGACATCAGTATAACTACTAAATACGACTGGTGCGTTGAATACGGGATACGGAGCATTAGGTTCAACGAAGTAATATGGAGCAGGAGGGTCAATCTTATAGTATCCCCCTCGTTCCTTAATCAACGATACTTCAGTTAAAGTAGGTTCGATTAGGTTTCCTTCGTTTATTCTTTCAATTCTATAATATGAGTCCTTGATATAGATTTTATCGGTTAAACTAGTTTCGTAAATATCGATTGGCCAAAGCCAGAATCTTCCTGTAAATCTTCGAGTTTCGTTTGAGTAGTTGTTTTCGATATAATCCCTCCAAAAACTATTATACAGGGTATATTGAGTTGTTTGAGGAACATACGGGTTTGTATTACCATAAAAGTCAAAGGTCGAGGCAAAGTTAAGGTCAGATACGAAACGAGTATCGTAAATATCCAACGATGACATATGAGACACACAAGGGTAAGTAGTTTGTTGAACTGGCGTATCCGTATCATCATACATATACCAAAAACCAGGAACTTGTTTTACTGTGTCCTTATAGCAATATCTATTACCTACCCAAAAGAAGATATGGGGTTTAGCGGTATAAGCCGCCTGACTTCCGTTTAAGTCCCTATAGGTTTGAGGTATAATAACATCAGGAGCCGCTGTCACACCCGATGTTGGCAAGGGAGCGAAGGGTATAATGTAATCCTGAATACCTGATAAGAGGTTGGAAGTAGATACAAACTTATTTCTTCCGTAAAAGAACTCATTTACATCGGTGAATATCTTATTTAGGTATTCTTCTCCTCCGTCAGTATAGGTAAAGTTTAATTCTTTAGGTAAGTCAAATGATAAAGGTTCAACCCTATATGATGAGGTTAAATCTAATCGTTGTGTCCAATCTCTTTCTACTCGGTCAGGTTCGTTATAGTATTCGTTATATGGGACAAGTAGGATATTAGGGTTTCCCTGTTGTTGAACTACTACAAGGTTAAACATAGTGATAAGTCCTTTTAAGAACTCCTCACATCGTAGGTTCGGTATTCCAAGTTTAATATCGACAATTTGAGTTCCCGCTAGATTAGGTGATAAGTATAAATCCCAACGAATAAACGGGTCAATAACCCCTCCTGAGTTGAACGGAGTTAAGACATAACTACCTTTCGGTTTTGCTATACCCCAAGCTAAATAAGGGTCGGTTTCTTCTAAAAATAAGCCTACATAATAACCTGGTAATAAACTTAAGGTAAAGAACTCATTTACTACCCCTGATTGTAAGCCACCTACTAACCTCCAACCTACTTTATATTCTTGACTAGTCCAAGCCACTGTAGTTAGGTTAGAAGGGTTAGTTCCTATTTTAGCTACGACCCTAAAGTTTCCTTGTATTTGGAAGATGTCAAATGACTCATAATTAAATCTAACATTAAATCCGTAATTTCCAGTGTATGGAGTCCTAAACCTACCTCCATTGTTTGGATAGAAATTGTTTAACGGGTCAGTTCCACCAGGTAATAAAACACTAAACGATAAAGGTATAGTTCGGTTTCCGTCGTAGTTTAACGATAGATTAGTTCGATAAGATATGAATAAGTTTTGGTTTGTGACAGCCGAAGCGGTCTCAATCCCGAGCTGACCATTTTGGAAAGTATCCATATAGAGCGACTTGAAGTATTCGGTTTCCATAAAGTCAGAGCTCCACGAATAACTCGTTTGAGCGAATATTCGTTTAACTACTTCATATACTCTAATCGCTGGTTTGAATAATTGAGGACTAATCGCATTACCACTTAAAGAAAAACTTGTTCCTGTAGTATCGAACCCATAACTAAAGTCAGGGTAAGAATTAGTCCCACCTGAAAAACCTACTCCATAAGGTAATCCGTTATTTACCATAGGGTATATGATTTTACCCCCTAATAACCCGTCTGTTTCATTATCTTTAGCTTCCCAAGACAAAGTGATATTATCGTAGGTATGCTCGTGTAAAAGGTCTGTATAGTTTAATTGTTGAAGGGTTAGGTCTTTTATCTCACTGATAAAATCTCCTACTTCACCGATAATATAAACCTGATACTCAATAAAAGTATCGTTGATTACTACTGATTGTAGGCGTAGTGTTCCGTTGAATATATCTGTTCCTCTATACTGAACTACTGCTGATATTTTAACCAAAGGGTCAAAATCAACACCATTAACCTCAAAGTATTCTTCAAACACTCGGTTATTGTTGTTAGTTCCTGGAACTGAAAATTGTTTAGAATAAGGGGATTTCCTACCTGAAAAATCTATGACATCGGTTTCTTGGATTACTACAGATATAGGTAAGTCCTCATATAAATCTACCAATTTCCACTCCCCGTTTAAGTATAAAAGTAAGGTTGTATTCATATTTTAGTTCATTAACGATATGTTATTAGAATACACATAAGTCATTTCCAAGTTGGTAATCGTTCTATTTCCTTTGTTTTTACGGATAAACTCCGTATTCACTATGTTTATCGGTCTTAAAGCTCCGTTTTCTTGTATCTCATATACCTCATTTGAAGTCCATAACTCCTCAAGGAACATAAAGTCAGGGTGGTTTAAGAACCCTGTATTAGCGACATGCGTTTCTACGATAGACACTGTGGCGTCGATTTGACCTCTTGAATAAGGTTCTTTACTAGGGTCGTATCCTCCCCAATCGACACTCCACTCTTTATAGCTCTCACGGGTAATATCTAAACCTTCGTCTTTACCCGCTTGAAATAGGAAGTAGTCATAATGTCCGTATCGGTTCTTAAACATAAACTGATATATCGTATTACCCGACCTATTACAAACAGGTTGGATATTGAAAGTAAAAATCTCTGATACGGGAGTATAACCTGAGCAATTACCCAAAGTATAAGTAGTTGGAACTGGTTGTGGTTTTATAGCCATATTTCTTTTATTTTATTTTAATTTTAACAACCTCCGCCGATTACACAATAAGTAGATACACTACCTGAAATAGTCCAAGATGACTCGAAGATAGTAGTTCCATCTGTGTAAAAACCCGCGTATGGAAATGATAATGAAGGGACTTCATATAAACTTATAGCTCCGTCGGTATAAATGTCTGTCACACTACAATCGCTATAAACCAATCGAGTATAAGAACCACCACAAGAACAAACGCCTCCTACACATACCGAATTACACACAGTAATTTCCCACTCTTTGTAAGAACAAGTCGGGGTAGGGGTAGGTGTTGGACCAGAACATATCGTTGAATATACGACATCTATACCCGAACATTTACTATTAACATCAGGACAAGCACAAGGTATAATCGTTCCTGAATTACCAGGTAAGGTTGTGTTTTGATAAGTTCCTGTATTACAATTATAGTAAGTGAAGATACAAGGAAATGCGTTATTATTTGTCACATTCAACTCATAACAAGTTATACAAGGTTGAGAAGCGGGACAATCCCCTGATGATTGAATATCTAACTGACATTCGTAAGACATACTCTCAAGACAAGAACAATTTATTAGGGTTGAACTAAACGGAGGAACAAATATCGTATCCTCCCTATTAGCAACACAATCAAAGTATCTAAACTGACAAGCTCCCGCGTTGTTATTTGTCACAGAATATTGCTGACAAGTTCCCGAGCATGGACTTATAGTTGGAGTTGAAGAAGGAGTAGGGGTAGGTGAAGGTGTAGGTTGGATAGGGGTAGTTGTCCCTGTGAATTTCCCGTATAACTGAATTGTGTATTGAACCGCGTTAGGAGGTAAAATAGGGTCAAGGTTCATTGGACCAGCACCTACATACAAAGTATTATATTCGGTATTACCACTTGGGTAGATGAATTGAGTAGCGGGATAAACATACGAACACGGCACTCTTGGACCACCTCCGTTAGTAGTGATATTATCTATCGTTGTAGCGGTAATAAGTAATCCATTATCATCGTAAAACTTATATTCTACATAGTAAGGCTCTGACAAAATGTCATCCGCCAAATAGTAATTCGTAAATCCTAAAGTATAATACTCACTAGGGTCAAGGTTTCTATTACGAGGTGAGTTGGTTAAGAATAAACAATCTATCGTAGGGTCAGTTCCTGTAGGAGTTCCTGATAATACGAATTGTCCTATATCAAAGTCCTGAAGGTTAGATTTACCATTTACCCCCATCGTTGATTGGAAGGTCTTAAATAACCCTTCTGTGACCGCTGGCGAACCTATAACATTACCATTACCCGTAAATCCTGTAGTTTGGCTAATCTCTGAGTCCGCGTATTCGTATCCTACAAAAACCTGATAGTTGATAGTTTCGTCCAAGTAAGGTCTTGAGAACGGAAATGTTTGGTGAGTATAGATAGGGGTTGTATTCCAAGACGCTATAGGATTATTGGCGACATAAGATTTAAGTATCCTTGATACATCGATTACCCCTAAACCAAATGGGTTAGGAGTAGCTTTACCTTGAAAGATTAAAACTCCGTCGGCGTATAAGTCATATACATATCTAAACTTAAAATAGTTAGTATCGGCGGATACTGTGAAGAATAATCCGTCGGTATAGACTGGACTAAACTTGGGTGGTGTATGAATATAATTTATCATATTGGTATTATTGTTCCTTGTTTTTCTAATAGATTTATTAAGAATTGTTCTGCGGCTTCACCTAAATCGTCAGCTATTTTATTGATGGAAGCCTTTATCGCTTTATCAATAAAGAAAGTTCCGTAGTATCCATCACGAGCCACCGATGCTGTAATCATAAATGACCTTTGTTCGTCGGTAATAAATCTACCTGTCTTCTTATCCCTAAATCGAGGTAGGGGTTTAATTCGAGCCCAACGAGCTAAAGCTGGTCTCATAACTCCTTGACCTAATCCTTTACTACGAGGTTTATTTGGTCTTCTACCTTGGTCGATATAGTAAGCGTAGTTTTCAGCTTCCCCAAAGCTCACTACCAAAGTAGGTGTAGCGGTTTCCTCGTTAAAGTCCTCTACCCAAAAAACATTTACACTATTGTATAAAGTTTTATTTCTAGTCATAGGGGCGGATAAAACACTTGTTGGTTTCGGTAATCCCGCGTAGGTTTTAGGAGGTCGTTTAACCTTTAGTTGTGCTTGAATTTGTGCCTTCAAGTAATCCGCAATATCTAACATCAAAGGAGTAGTCGCCATATCTTAACAAGTCGATGAGCTTAAGAAAAATCTTGATACACGACCATCTTTATCCAAGTTAAATATTATATTTCCAGGTCCTCCACATCCAGGGACGGATTGTGGTAAGCTAAAGTAATAAGAACCAAATAGGTTAGTTGTTGAAGTCCCTGATGTTACATTATACAAATAACCATTCAAGTCCAAACAATCAGTATCACCATATAATGTTATTGGTGTTCCACCCGATAATGGATTCGCATTACAACCTGTGGTATAAGTTCCATTAACAGAATATCCTGTAAATGTATAAGGGTGCGAACCTGATGGAGGTGATGGAGGACTTGGTGCCCCACCAAAGAATCCACCAGGCACTTCTTTAGTTCCAAACACTGTAATCGTTCCATAATTTCCTGAAGACATCTCATTTGTGTAGAATCCATTTGGAGCCAAAATTGTTAAAGATGGGTCAAGATATAAAACTTGATTTGTGGTAATACAAGGTAAGCAAGTTATTCCACCACTGATACAAGGACCACAATTTCCAATATCAGCCGTGTATAAAGTAGTTGTGGCACTTGAAATATATGCGTCATAGATACTTTGACCTGTTGTGACCAAGAACGATATAGGTGCTGGAACTGGTGAGCTAGTTGGTGTCTGTGTTAAAGTAGGGGTATTAGTTGGTGTCGAAGTAGGTGTCGCCGTTAAAGTAGTAGTTGTAGTAGGTGTCATTGTAGGAGTTGCGGTAGTTGTAGGGGTTGGACTTGGTGGAGGTAAAGGTAAGATTAGATTTACAGGACATACACAACCTATAGTAGCGTAAGCATTCACAGTAAATGCTGTCACACACTCGCCAGGTTGTAATACAGGATTTAAGTTAAAGGTATGTGTATGGTCGTTATTTTGGATTATTTCAGCTCCGTTATAGATAGTGCCTTCGTCTCCATAAGCCGTTCCTGAAATACTATAATCACATAAAGCGTTTGTTGGATTAGTAAATCCGCTGTCTTGCCATAAACTTAAACTAAAGTTAGAACAACCACCTAAATTGACTTTAAGATATTGAGTTGTAATAGGACAAGTATTAGTCGGTGTTTGAGTTAAAGTTGGTGTAGCGGTATTTGTAGGTGTAGCCGTGTTAGTAGGTGTAGAGGTAGGACTTAATACAGGAGTTCCTGTAGGAGTTGTAGTCGGTGTAGCCGTATTCGTAGGGGTCGTAGTAGGAGTAGCGGTATTGGTAGGGGTTGGGTTAGGTGTTTCACAATTAGGGGTTGAAGTAGGAGCGGGTAGTTCATACATAGGACAAGCGTTCATATCTTCCCTAACTATAATAGTCATATCCAACGATACACCAGCGACGTGGTCGTTAAACCTTTCACTAAAAGGTATAGCCGTAGCGGGTAATTGGACATCACAATAATTGAATAAAGAACCCCTCCATATTTGAGACAGAAGGTTTCGGGCTTCTAATGACATATCACTAATACAATCTACCTGATTAGTCATATCCGTATTGACTATATCGGCGAATATAACACTCAACTCGTAAGTCGTAATATTCTCATCATAACTAATGTTTAGAGGTGTCACAAACATATAGGGATATACCGCAGTTCCACCACTTAAGGTTTCACTAAAGTAGATAATATCCCCCTCCCCGAAAGTTTGTAGTCGGGGTGAAGCTTGTTGGACGGCTTCCATAAAATCTATAATCTTATGGTAGTCGATATATTCAGGTGTATTTAACGGAAATGCCATATGGATAAATAATATATTGTTTAGTTGATATGATTTGACTTCTTCATCTTCCTAATCTCCTCTTGTTGTTTTTCGTTCTCCTCCTTCATTAAGGAAGCGGTGTTAAGACATAAATATAGGTTCGTGTTTTCTACTTCGTTAAACCTTGTAATATCTTCTTTTGCGAGGCGGTAAGTGAGGGTAAAATAAAATCTAGCGGTAGAACCTTTTTCAGCCACTTCGGCATCATCATCCAATACTTTGTCGTCCTCGCCATTATTTCCATCTTCGATTCCAAAGAAGCCCTCGTAGTATCGATGTATGTGGCTACGATTTCCAAAAAAAAAACCGCGGCTCCTAACCAAATACTAACAGGAACATTACTCATTAGTTCCGCTCTTTCTTCGATTTCTTCAGACCTGTAAGGAGCGATTTTATATTTTAGTGGGTTCTTCTTATCTTTGGATATTACTGGTCGGTATAATACCGCCATAATCTTATTGAGGTTTTCGTAAATCTTATTGTCGGCGCAATATACCTCAAAATCTACCCAAGCTCCCCAAGCTAGTTTAGACCAGTCGTTTTCTAATCCGTATTCTACTCCGTCATGCTCAAAGGTCATTATTAGTTTTTGGTTGTCAGGATATACTACTCGACCACTTAAAAACCCTTCGATTAGTTCTATTTGGTCTTTTTGTAGGTTCTTTAATTCGTGTAAAGATAGACCCGTGTATAAACTAATAAGTTGAAGGGGGTTCTTATACCTCTCAGGGTTCATATTGATTTGTTGATACATCCCTAAAGTCATTTCGTTAGGGACATCAATTACTTCGTCATCGATTACTAATTCTATATTTTTCATTATACTATGGTTATTTTACCAGATTTTTTATTTAATTCACTTTCCAATACATATCGTAAAGCATCTATTGTATGGTTGTTGTCGTCTTCAGGAACATCTAATAACTCCCCGTTCTTATCCTGTTTGAACCTATAAGAGCCGAACTCATATAGGACATTTTTAGAGGCTTCCTCAATAAAGATATGGTGTCGTCTTATTAAATCAATCCCGTGTAATATCGATTTCTTATTTACAGGTTTGGCGTTGAATCTAGCTCGTTTAAGTTCCTCGATGTTTTGAGGGGAGGCTGAATCACACCATATCGTATCGGTTCGTTCTATACCTAATTCGGTTAGTTTGTGGATAATGTCAGGCATCGTCATACTCCTAACAAATAAGAGTTCCCTAATGTAAAGGTTGTCTTCGTCCTTATAGACCTCAACGAACGCTGTAGGGGAGTTATACCCAAAGTCCATACCCCTACCTAATAGTTTCATACCTTCAGGGATATGTTCGATGGTATTATATCTACTAAACACCATTTGAGTAGCTATACCCTTCTCACCTAAACTATAGATACGATAAAGGTTCTCATCTTTATCTTTTAAGGACTCTAACTCTTTAACGATATTCTTATCAACAAACGGATTATCCCTCCAAGTTGTCTTGAAGTAATAACAATCATCGCGTTCTTGTAGTTCATAAACCCAACACGACAACTCTGACGGGTTTAAGTCAAGAATTACCTTATCGGTTGTTCTAAAGATAAGTTGGTTCCAATCCTCTATCGCTAGTTCGTTTGCCTCATTACAATAAAGGTAATCCCTTTTACTACCCCTTAACTTTTGAGGTTCATCGACACTAAACCAGTTTATCGTATTAGTTCCTAACTGGTAATAACCTTCCTGTTTGTGCCAGTTGGTAGGGTCGTAAATCCCGAATAATTCTAATACCTCAACTAAATCTTTTAATACAGAGTTCTTTAAGGACGGGAGGGTTTTACGGACGATAGATAGGGTCTTGTTTTGTTCTTGAAGTAGTTTGTAAATCCAATAGATTAGGATATTATATGTTTTACCTGAACGGGAGCCCCCTTGAGCTACGACAATCCTTTTTTCTTCCTCGTCGCTCTTTAATACTTCCTCGAACACTAGAGTTGTTTGGACTTTCCCCATCTTAATATCCTCGTTTTTTACCTTTAGTTTTTAAGTAGAATTGTATAGCGGTTAAATCTCCCTCACCTATTTTTCGTAGTAGTTGGTTTTCTACAAAGTCGATAGTTCGTTCATTAACTTGACCTACCGCCTTCTTAAAGTTCGGGTTGTTTAACCAACCTAAATAGGTCTCATTATCTATATTACTCCTGTTTAGAGCCGCGTTCAATACTCCTAATTGAGTTTCTAATACCTCTAAAAAATCCTTTTGTTCGGGGGTTAGTTCCATCGTATGTATGTTTTAATTATTTCGACGGCGCTTTCGTCGTCATTATTTAATATACTGATATAGTCGGTATGCTCCTTCATTATATTATTTATTTTTGTGTTTCGACTACCTATAAACCTCTCTGTTTGATTATCACCTCGTTCTTGATGTCTCTTATCTATAACCTCTTTAGACGCTCTTAAAATTACTTTAACAAAGGGTAGGTCGTTAGTGAATAACTTATTGTTGAATAACCTATCCCCCTCAAAGATTACCACTCCTCCGTCCCTATTATTTAAGAACTTAACAAAGTCAGGTTGAACTGCCATACTTAACTTATCCGTTCCCTCAAAGGTTGAACCATCGAATACCCCGATGAAGTAGATGTTTTCTTCTTTATCGTATAGTCCTCTAACCAGTCCGTATTTGAACGGGGTTAGATTATACCCCTCCATTAGTTTCCTAACTAGAGTTGTCTTTCCCGATGCGGGCTCACCTCCTATTGCGATAATTCTTTCAACCATTTCTTATCGTAAGTTTCTTTCCTAAAATCCCATAGGGGTTTCCAATTTATCCCGTCGGTAATCGTTGAGCTCATCTTCTCAAGTTCCAATCTATTTCGTTCGATATAATACCCAACATATCTTTTACCTAACTTATACTTCTTGTAAGCACATAAGGTAGTTTCGATGTTAAAGATATTTCGGTGTTGGATAGGTAGGGTTTGTATAATACCTTTTAATTGTCTAAACAATTGTTGTAGGTGATTTAGTTGAGGTCTGGTTAGTTTTATATCCTTCCCGTGTGTATCGTATTCATCTAACCCGTAAGCATAGACCAGTCCGTTTCTACAACTTTCAGCCTCACTTAAATTAAGGGTGTTAGGTTCTAAAGGTAGGTAAGTTAAGACACTCAACATCTCAAGGTATATGAATTGAGTAAATCGACCAAAGGTATAGAACTTGCTGGTTTCTTTCATTACAAACTCGTAGGTTAAATCCCTTGTAGGTTGGACTAAACTACGGAAGTAAGCACTTTGACTTTTACCTACGATACTCCTATAACTCTCAAACGCTTTAATGAACTGGTTATTACTCTTAATTCGTAATCGGTCAGTAGTAAAGATGAGGTTGTCTTTATTTGTATCCCACCATTTTTGTAATCTATCTACATCGACATTCTCATAATCAGGAAATTCATTATAGATATAGTAGGTAGTGATAGGTGAATAAGTCATCGCGTAAATCCAACTCAACCAGTATCGTTGTTGAAGGTTTAACTCGAACCTATTACAGATATATCGTAAAGCGTCATTAGCGGGGTCTATATCCCTTGCTATAGAACTTTCTGTATGGTATTGTAGGTAATCGTTTAGATTGTCCATATGTTTTGTTTTACTCCGTTTTTTGTTTGGGTTTTACCACTTAAGACCATACCGACCTTTTTGTAAAACTCATTACCAATTTTATTATCCACATTACATTTTAACATCAAAGGACGAGGGACATTTTCTAATATGAACCTTGAAATACCCTGTCGTTTATATTCAGGTAATACGCCGACCTCGTGTATAACATAATGATTATATTTCTTGCTGAACCCGTATCGACAAAAACCCTTCCCTTCAACTACAACATAGGTGTAAGGGATTCTTTCACCTCTAATGAACTTATCCCATACCTGATATAAATTAAATGAACCCAAGTGTTCTTTTTCGTTCTTATGGATTTCTTTAATTAGGGGTTGGTCTTCTATTGTCGCCGTTCTTAATTCCATATGTAAAGTTGGTTAGGGTTCATTTCGACAGGTTCAACCTCACCTAACGCTCTAACAAAGATGTCCCTTGTTGAAGCGATAAAAGTAGCCCCATCGTATTCTAATATCCAAGCTGGTCTATTAGGGTTTCTAAATCCGTATAAGACATCGTCCTTAAGAACTAAACCTGAAAAAGAACAATTAGTCGTTGAGATGTATTCTAACATTTCTTCAGGTGTTTCTTTTTCTAATACCAGTAATCCGTCGTTATACTCTACCGACATATCGATTACCCCGTTGAATACAAGATGGGTATTATCTTTAGTTAGGGGTTGGTTATTGTCGTGTATCCTAAAATCACCGCTGGTAGAATATCGACTATGAAATATGAGTTTATTAGTAAGTGGTAATATAATCCCGTCATATTCACTCTGATAGTATTTCTTAACTTGGTTCTCATAAGCTAGTCCGTAAGCGTGTTGTCCTCGAATAATACTCTCATCGATTATTTTAACCATATGTTTCATATGTTCTTGAGTAGGATTACTACTAACATAACCGACGATACTACACATTTTTATTCTTGGATATAAAATCTTCCAACTCTTGTTTCGCTTCTTGAGTTTGTTTATTGGCGTCCTTTTGTAGTTTAGCCAGATGTTCGGGGTCAATTCGGTTTTGTTCCCTTTTGGTTTTTACCTTCTGTATTCGTTTAAGTTCCTGACCTAAAGGTTCGCACTTCCACATACTTTCCAACGAGTAATATACTACCGAATAACGATATGAATTATCATCATCATACTCGATAGGACTAACCCCGTGAACGAGGTCTTGTCCGTTAAAGATTACCAAAGTATTATCCGCACATTCAAACGCCATATCTAATTCAGGAACGACTAAATGTCCTCCTTGAACTCCTTTCTTTAATACAACCATATTCGACAATACACCCTTAAAGTTTCCTGTATCGGTATGGTATTTAAGAGCGTTGTTCTTATTTACAATCCCACTAGTAAAAGGAGTTTCCCCCATCTTCCAATCCCTTATTACTTTTTCTTCTACGATGTCGTTATGTAGAGCGTAGGTTTCAGGAAAGTATTTTTGGTAGTAGGTATGTATGTTCTCAATAAAGGAACTAATAACGGAGTGTTGTTTTGGGTATTTCTCCGCCATCGCCGTAATACTACAATAGTCCTGACGGAAGGTAATACGAGGGGTATAACCAAATAGGTTAGATTCTTGTTTAAGTCCGTTAGAACGACGATGAGCTTGGTATTTTTGGTTCTTAACCGCCCATCTTAATCCACTAGTATCTTCAGTCAGTTTAAGATATAAAAGGACGGGGTTGCCGTCCTTTGTTATGAGGGTGTCTTCAGTTATGAACTCATTTACATCAGTCAATAACGCTCCTCGTTTCTTGTAATCGTTTCGGTCAATCTTCTTTAGGGTAAGCTCTCTTGTCGTCATTATATTTTTCGATTAGGTATAGGATTACTTCAGTGTTGGACTCCAACCCTTCGTTTTCCATTATTGTTTCCATATCGTGTATGGCTTGCTCGTATTGTTCTGCCGATAAGAACATAACAATCTGTTTAACCTTCGAGTTGATATAGGTATGAAGATACTGGTGGTTGATGTCTTCGTCGAACTCTGGCTCAGCCTCGTCGTCGTTCAACCACTTGGGTATATCTAAACCCCACCCTTCGATTTCGTTTAAGTTCCAATCAATCGTATTGAGTATATCCCAATTCCAATCCCCGTAATTTACATTATCCTTGATGATAAATTGTTTTTCTTGTTCGGGGGTTAGTTCATCTACTTCGATGTAAGGAACATCGGTATAACCTAATTGTTGTAGAGCCCTTAATCTCATATTACCTCCTAATACCATCTTGTTCTTATCTACGACAATCGGTCTCATTTCTAACATTTCAGGAAAGTCCTGAATACTCTTTTTGAGTCGGTCTAATTGTTCCTGTTTAATCTTTCGAGGGTTATTAGGATTAGATTTAATTTCGCTTATTTTAATTGTTCCCGTCTTCATTTGTATCTATAGTTTTTCTTATTATTTCTATTTGGACTGGTGTATTACCAATCTGTTTTCCGTCGGTAGTCATATCTACCTTTGTAGCTTCGCTCCAGTGATTTGAGAACTTATTTCTCATTATCAACGACCATAACCTACTATTGAACCCCTGACCTCCGTCTCGTTCCATAGAGGCGTGTGCCATATCGAACCAGTAGTTCTCACACAACTTAAGGTAATGTTGGACGGCTTCGTTATATTTCTTATTTCGTTTCATTAAACTATGATGTCCGTCCCACGAAATACCTAGTGTAATTAAAAACTCTGTTATGTGTTTCCCTTGTTTTCCTGCCTCAATAATAATCTCATACCAAGGCTCAGGCATCGTCTTCTCTAAAGGGGGACGACCTACTGGATTTTTCTTATTTCCTTCTTCCATATTTTACATCGAATAATTCGATTCCTTCTTTTATTTTATTTATCGCATCTTCTATCGTTGGTGTTTGACTTGAAGATGGGTATAGAGTTGAATACGCCCCTATAATTTCAACTTTATCTATGTCGTTGAACTCCTTTGTTGTATTGTATAAAATAACTCTGTTATAGACCTCTTTTGCGTAAGCAATATGGTCGGGGGAGTTTAGGTTATTTACAATCTGTTTTGCTCCTGACTTTTTACAATTACAGCCCATTTCTTATTTCTTGTTCTATTTCGTTTATGTAGTTTCGTATATCGGTTAAGGCTTGGACTAACTCGAACTCCTCTTGTTCCATATAGATTTCTATATCTATATCGATTAAGTCCTTTATTAGAGCGGCTCCGTTATGTCTTAATTGGTTAAGTT